GATTCGCATAATTGGCTTATCATTTTTTCTTGGTTTTCGTTGAGAGACTCTATGTTTAGTTTTTCTAGCATTTTTTCTTTAGCTATAGAATTCAATGCCTCTATTTCGTAAATAGTGCCTTGAATACTTTCTCTAGAAAATTGATCCTTAGAACCTTCTGGGCGACCAGACATACCTTTTGTTGGTTTGCTGGTTTTTTCTGGTTCTTCTTCGCCAGTTTCTGGGTCAATCATAGGAACTCCGCCAACTATTGGGTTGAAATAACCTTTCTCTCTTTGTTCTACAAATTTTTCTTGAGCTTTTTCTAGGTTTTCTGCCAACGGGAATTTTCCAGTTTGAAAAAGTTCCATTCCTTGCTCTGCGGTAATAAGACCAAGCTCCATAAGTCTTGTAGCGACTCTCATCAATTGAGTTTCGTCGCGTAAATCAATATCTTTAAACTTAACAGTCGGGTAGGATCTAAAACCCAAGTCTAAAGCAATTCTGCGAATTTCTGGCTGCAAAAAGTCTTGGATAAACGCCTCGCGAGCTTCCTTAAGTCTATCCAAAAATACGCGAGTTTTCATTTCAGCGCCATTATACTTATCATCATTCAGTGCTATATTCTGTAGACCGTCTTTGATGTCTTGGTTAATAACTTCATACTTACCAGGACCGACTACTTTATTGATATCTGGAATAACAAAATCTGCTTTTGTCGTGTAGTCGGAAACTAGAACACGGCCAACAGATTCGTTTTGGAAAAGGGTTTGCATAGCTTTTACATTGTTGGGATTAATACCTCCTTTGTCTGGCTCCGCTCCCATTGTGATCATAAGAATTACGTTCTCAACTGTCCTCATGATAGCTTGGTCCATCTTCTTCATTTCCATCTTCGCGTTAATGTCTTCAAGAACTGGGTAACCGAACGGGATAGCGAATGGCTCGTAATCTTGTTTTTTATAAAAACTATACGACATTTTTTCGCTTTTTAAATTTATTTGAAGTCCGTCTTTAAAATAAGCACCGTCCTTGATTTGTTTTTTAACTTCTGGGTCCAAGGCGTCAAACACAGCCTTATCATAATCGTTTTTAGGGCTAGCTAATCTTTCTATGTCAAACTCAGAAAGTATTTTTGCGTAACCTCCATCTTTTGTGTTAAATACAGTGCTACGTTTAGCTACTATTTCAAAAGGATTTAAAACGACATATTTTAATGGGAACTTATTCAAAGAAGGTCCATCCGAAACCGTTTGGGAAAACTTTTTATAATCTTCTATACTGAATTTGCCGTCTACTCTGTATAGGAAAATATTTCCACTTCTATAATACTCTCTAAAGTACTGATCTTTAAGATCCCAAATTTTAATCCTATCAAGAAGCTTTTCGAAAAATTTTCTAGAAGTTGAATTGCCGCCCTCTAAATAAAGTTCTGCATTAGCAAACTCTGACATCATGTCTATAGTATTTCTAAAAATAGGCACATTAGCGTAAGCCTTTTGGCAAAGTTCGATAGCGTCTCTTACATTGACCCCATCAGAAGCCATTTCATAAGGCAACATTCCAGCTCTAATTTGACTAAACTTGTTAATAGGGGCCGTAACAGAAGATCTATTTATTCTTGCGCTTGTGGGAGACGATGAGAGGTTACTCACAGAACCAGATCGACTGTACGACCCCTGGGAAACATGATATGCCGCGCCTGCTGTCATAGGTTCGATAACTTCTTGAGGTTTTTGAGCTTCTGGGGCAACTCTTTTAAAATTATTCCAATACTCGGACTTTTTTGTGTATTTTCTTTTAGGCATAATGTATTATAAGTTACTTTACACAATTTAAAAGTTACTTTTTTAACTTTTTTTAAATAAACATAGGCGTAAAGCCTTGATTACTTTCTTCTGGTACATCCATCATGTCATAATAAATATTCATTCCCCAGTTGCCCAGCACCAGAGCGGAATAGGAATCTTTTCTTGGTCTATCCACTCCCTTCTGTCTTTTTAGGTTACTGGGTAAATCAAAACTTTGAGTACCACCATTAGAACTAGAAACTTGAATCAAAGCACATTCAGCCTTCGTTAAGTCGATAATGTCTTTCTGGTGTTCGATAAATTCAATCATTTTTGCGCCAGCATTCTTTTCATCTTCGTATTTAGAGAATTTTAAATCTTTTATTGGTATTTTTTTAGCTCTCTGCATCGAATAATTGTCATCCATAGCTGTCGCTGCAAAATAAAGTCTTTTTCTATCAAAAGCGGTCTGCAACATCTCGTTACCATTTCTAATCCAAACGGAAGTTGGTTTTCGCAAGTAACAGATGGTTTTATTTGAGACGTTGTAACCCCTCCTCGCTTCTTTTAGATCTTTTACATAATCGTGTGGGTTATCTAAACCAGCATCGAACATACCTATTTCTAGTTTATCTTTCTTAAATAAATCGCTTTCATTGCAAGAATTCATAAATTGCACACCGCCGTTATAGTCACCCACAACCATAATTACATTAAAATGATCAATAATATATTTAAAGTAAGTCATGTGCTTTTTTAAGTTTGTTCCAGGAAGAGCGTAGCTGTGTACCACAACGCCTTTTTTCGTTTCTGGTATTAGCTTAATAACCTGCATAGCAAAATCATCAGAAGCTTCAGATTCGGACCATGATGGGTCAAATGCTAGTATGTATTCAGCACCCTCTTCCCCCGCCACCTCAACTGCTGGTGATTCCCCATCTTCAATAGTGCATTCAGCCATTTTACTGATCTTGAAATAACCAGCGCTATCATCTGTGAATTGAGCATTAAATTCTCGATCAATTTGAGATTGACTCATAGTACCTCTTGCTTGGCTTATAAGATTTTCATCATACAAAGCCTTGGGAGCGCAATCATAGCTAAACTGCATAATACATCTTCTGCCTTGGTTTTTAGCGCCAGGATTAAAGATCATATTTTCATAAGCCTGATACATTTTATATAAATATTCAAACTTGTAAGATGCTGAAGAAAGACCTATCATTTTATTAGAAGGCCACTCTGTACGTTCTTCCTCAGTCATTTTACCAGCGGCAATCATAGCGTCTTCTGCGTCGCTAATTTTTTGTCTTTCTTGTGGGTTTTCTACAACAGCCAAGAAAGGCATAATGACTTCATTCAAAACTTTTTCTGGCATAAGCAAAAGCTCGTCAACAATAATTCTTTGAAAACGAAAACCACGAAGTTTTTCACCATCTCCAAGAGGCAGAGCTGTAATTCTGCTTTTGCCAATCTGCATCGACCACTCATCATTTGATTTGCTGACCTTACCTATACACTGTCTAAATAATTCTGCTTTTTTATCTTGAGATATATCTTCAATCTTGCGAAAAATCATTTTTGATTGCCGAAAAGACTTTGAAATAATACCTATGTGAACTCCTTGGTTTAGCATGGCGTCCAGTAAAGCGAAAATGCCCGTAGAGAAGGACTTAGACATACCACGAGACCATACACCCAAAAAGTAATCGTTCTCCATCATAGCCTTCACAGCCATATGTTGGAAAGGGAATAATTCAACCCCAGTGAGTAATTCTGTTGTGAATGTTACGTTTTCTTTTAAGAACTTATACAAATAGTACTTGGCTTTATTATCTTCAATATAGCCATCAAGATCTAAGATTTGTTTGTTGATATCTTCTCTATCTAGGGGTTTTTGATTTCCTGTATCCCAACTCATATTTGCTCCTTATCTAAAAAATATTGTATATCTACATTCCAAAGTTTGTCGCCTAAATACAAAAGCTTGGGAATAATTTCTTCGCTATGTGTTCTGTTGTCAGTAAAAATAAATTGACAATTACCAGCGAACTCGTGTTGTATTGAAATCATATTAGAGAATACCCAACTCAGTTTTGGCGCTCTTCTACCTTTTGTAAAAACAGCTTCCTTTTCAATTGCTTTTATTGGTTTTTCTATAACTATATACATATAACTATCAAGCTCTACGCATCTTTTCATTTCTTTCCTGAACCTATCAACCTGCCCCCCAAAGGTAGATAAAAAATCGCCAGAACTCTTTCTATCTACGAATGTATTAGAAAAATCCTTACCACCTAATGTATAATCTCCAAAATCTAATTTTAAAATTTGGGATTTGGGAAATTCTAGTGGCTGCTGCTCTCTGGTATCTATTAACACCTCGACACTAACATCTTCCTTAAATTCTTTAGGCATACCCTTATAAAATATTGGGTCAGCTCCCATTGCGTCGCAAGCCTTTGTGTACGTACCAAAATGTTCTTTGAAAACATCTAAGTCTGGCAATTGCCTTTTTAAAAGTTCGAGATGGAAAGGCGCGTTTTTATAATTCTTTTGTTTGATTCTCCTTTTGGCTAATTCAATTATATATTCTTTAACTTCTTTAGGATCGGATTTTTTGCACCAAGTAACCAGTTGAGATCTATTAATAAAATCATTCTCAAAATATTCTTCCTTCTTCTTAAATGGGAGAGGGTTGCCATTAAGCTTGTTGAAACGTGGATAGTGTTTTACATAGTAATCTGCCACATAAATTTTATGAGCCTTAAGGTGACCGTGTAGGGATTTTTCAGAAGCAAATTCTGATCCACACTCTTTACATTTATAAGACATCCTCAATACCGATCCCCAGCACTCTCGCCTTCCAAGCAGACATCCCCTCTAGACGTTGGGCTTCCTTTTTGATTACTTGTTTTTGCATTTCGGCTATCTTGACCATATTTTTTCTTTCCTCTTCTTCTTGAAATAATTGGACAATAGATAAAAATGATGCTGTGTCCTTTTGTTGATTCGCTAAACGCGTACCACGGTCACCCTGTAGCTTCTTTGTTAGGTTTTCTATACGGGTCTCGCATTGATGGTATTCAGAGCTTTTGGCTTTGATAATTTCCGCTAAACGGACAGTCATTTCATCTTGGTGACCAGCATCCTCAAACATCTCGTT